GCCTCATAAAGATGGTGGTCATGCTACATGGGATAATACAGTAATTCAAACTAAAGAAGAAAACCTAACACTAGGAGCAAAACCAGTTGAATAACTGTCACATGGGGTGGTTGCTATACTGCCCCATTTTTGTATAATAGTGTATATACGATTATTACTTGAATGACTCTTACACTTCGACCACATCAAACCAAAGCTGTTAAAGCAATGCTTCGTAACACTAAGGGTCAAATCATCATTCCTACTGGTGGTGGTAAGACTATGTGCATGATTGATGACGCTATGAATGAGTTTAGCAGAACAGTGTTATCTAAAACCATTGTAGTTGTTGCTCCTCGTATTCTACTTGCTAATCAGTTATCAGCAGAGTTCTTATATCATAATCTTGATGGTGCTGCAGAACCAAATGCTACTGTTAATGTGATGCACGTTCATAGTGGAGAGACTCATCACTTCAGTACAACTAAGGTAGATGACATACGCCAGTTCAACTACGATACTGCTTGTGATCAAAAACATCTATTGATCTTCACAACATATCATTCACTTCACAAAATTGTTGATAGTCACATTGTTGTTGACACTATCTATTTTGATGAGGCACATAATTCAGTTCAGAAAAACTTTTTCCCTGCTACCGAACACTTCTCTCATCTTGCTGAAAGATGTTACTTCTTTACTGCTACACCAAAGCATAGTCGTTCGCCTGTTAAGGCGGGTATGAACTGGTCAAAGACTTATGGTAATGTATTATGTCAAGTGCCTGCTCCACAATTAGTTAAGGAAGGTTACATTTTACCACCTAAAGTTGAAGTTTATCAATCAAGAATACTACATAAAGATGAGTTAGTTGCTGAGCGTGATTGCGAACAGATGATTGACTCGATTGATAATATATGTAAGAATAAGGTATTGATATGTGCTAAGTCAACTAAACAAATCATTGCTCTATTATCTCAAACTGATTTCATTCAAGAGTTAGCAGATCGTGGTTATTCATGGTTGACTATCACATCTAAAACTGGCGCTATCGTAGATGGCGAGAAGGTTGATAGAGAAGAGTTTTTTAATACTCTTAATGCTTGGGGTAGAGATACAACTAAAAAGTTCGTAGTTCTACATCATAGTATTCTATCTGAAGGTATCAATGTCAATGGATTGGAAGCAGTTCTATTTCTTCGTAGTATGGACTACATAGGTATTAGTCAGACTATTGGACGTGTGATACGTCTAGGCGACGCCACAAAGACGTTTGGTTTAGTTTGCATACCTGTCTATAGCAAAGTTGGAATTAGCACTGCTCGCAAAGTTGAAGCGGTTGTTGATACTGTATTCAACAAAGGCGAACCAGCTATTTCAATCGTAAACAATTAATTAAATGAATTTATTAGTTGCTGGTAGAATTACTGGTTCTTGCTTGATTATTGTTGCATATTTTGTTATACTACATATATCAACACTCTATGGTGCAATTATTCACGTTATTGCTGATGTTATTTGTATGCCCTTTTACATCAAATATAAACAATATGATGTTGTAATTATGTTATGTTTTCTAGCGACAATAGCAATTAGTAAAATTACTATCTTACTACAATGAAAGACCAAGCCTCAGTTGGGGAAGAAACACCAGCTATCAAATATGATAGAGCATTATCTCTATTCACAGAGTCAGTTATGAAACCTGACCACGATTTGCGTGGGTGTGCATACAATCAGGGTTGTTATGATGAACTGATGGAGATAAGGGCTCATGTTTTGGAGTATCTTAAGACTCTTAAAGAGGTTACACATCATACAAATGCTGATGAAAGTGATGAAATCGAAACAGAGAAATTAAATGTTCTCAAGGAGTGGGGAAAAGAATTTAAAGAAAACAACACAACATCTATCTTTACATAATGAAAGAATTTGATTATGAACTTGATTACAAGAACATTGATTTTAAAGACCAGAGAAATCGTAAACTTTATCGTATTGGAAGGGGAGAGCAAGGAGTTCTACTGGTTCGCCCTTATACTAACGTTATTTGTGATCATTGGAGATTCAAAACTCCTGATGAAGCAGTAAAATCATCTAATAAAATATTTGCAATGTATCTTGATTATCGTGATGAAAAAGATTTCATCGGTATGGATATGTGTCGTAAGTTTCTTGAAATGGGTTTTACTAGATCAAGGAGATATGCCAATCACAGAGATGGTAAAAAGTATGATGAAGAAGGAAATGTAATACCCCAAGAAGAAGATCATGCTACTTGTCATTTTGCTAAGTCTGCTAAAATATTTAAGAGTGTTCGTGACATGGTTGCAAAAAATGAAATATATGTTAAAATGAGAAAAGACTGGCGATCATCAGAATGAATATCTTTGTAACAGATCCATCACCAACTACATCCGCTAGACATCTACCTGACAAACACATTGTCAAGATGCCTCTAGAAACTTGTCAAATGCTATCTATAGTATGCTCTGACAAGTGGGGTCACAATTATGGTGATCTACATCGTCTTGATGGTCAAGCATACAAGACAGACAAGGGTGCATTCCGTAATCATCCTTGCACTATATGGGCAAACTCTTGCCTAGAAAATACATGGTGGTTACTAGCACATGGTCTAGCTTTGTGCAATGAATATCAATGGAGATATGCTAAGGTTCATAGTTGTGAGAAAACATTAGAGGAAGCAACAACTATTATTCCTTCTGCACCTGCACCGTACTTACCAAAATCATTTACATTTGCAGGTCCTGACGAGTTCAAGTACGATACAAGTATTGACATCTTCACTGCATACAAAAAATACATTGCATCTAAACCATGGGTTGCTACAAATTATCTGCGTGACCCATCACGCAAACCTGATTGGATTTTATTATGAGTAAAGAATTTTTGTGGGTGGAGAAATACCGTCCCAAGATTGTTAAAGATTGTATTCTCCCTGACAGCACTCGTAGAGTGTTTCAAGGTTTTGTTGACCAAGGAGAACTACCTAATCTTCTTTTGACAGGCACTGCAGGTGTAGGTAAGACTACAATTGCTAAAGCTTTATGTGATGAGATAGGTGCATCCTATATTATGATCAATGGATCTGATGAAGGACGTTTCCTTGATACTGTACGTAATCGTGTAAGACAGTTTGCTACAACTGTATCATTGACATCAGGTGCATCACATAAAGTTGTTATCATTGACGAAGCAGATAACACTACTAATGATGTACAACTGTCATTGAGAAGTGCAGTAGAAGAGTTTCATAGTAATTGTAGATTTATATTCACATGTAATTTTATCAATAAGATTATTGAACCATTACATTCTAGATGTACAGTTGTTGATTTTAGAATCAAACCTGAGCAATCAACACAATTACAAGGAGAGTTCTTTGTAAGGTTGAGAGGTATACTCACAAAAGAAAAGGTTGAGTATGATGATAAAGTTTTGGCAAAACTTATCAAAAGATATTATCCAGATTGGCGAAGACTTATAAATGAATGTCAACGCTATGCTGCTACAGGTGCTATTACATCTGCAATTCTTGTTGATGTTGCTGATGTTAACCTAGATACTTTACTAGCATCTCTTAAAAAGAAAGAGTTTACTACAGTAAAGAACTGGGTGGTACAACATATGGACAATGATCCTACCATGGTCATGCGTAAGATCTATGATAGTTTGTATGGTGTATTAAAACCATCCTCTATACCTGAGGCAGTTTTAATTATTGCAAAGTATATGAACAGTATCCCTATTGTTCCTGACCAAGAAGTAAACTTGTTAGCATGTCTCACAGAAATCATGATGAGTTGTGAATTCAAATGAAGATATGCAGAACATGCAAAAAAGAAAAGGAGGATACTGCCTTTGAAATAACAACTGTTACAGCAACTAAAACATATCGTCATGGTATGTGTTACGAATGTAGAAAGGTTGTTAGGAAGGTAGAGCGAGACCTAAAGAAAATACATGGTAAAACAAAACCTTTAGGAACTCCATGTGATTGTTGTGGTAGGACAGATCTACAATTAGTTTTAGATCATTGTCATGAAACAGGAAAACTACGTGGATTTTTATGTAAGGTATGTAATACTAGCATAGGTGCACTAGGCGATAATCTAGAAGGCATTGAACGAGCAAGAACTTATTTAATTGAAGCACAAATTTGGGAGGGAAAGAAACCATGAATCACATTGGATTAGAAGTTGTATTTTGGACAGTACTATCAGTGTATCTCCTTGCTAAACTTGGAGTATTCAGAAAATGAAAACGAAAGTAAAAAGTTTAAAGTCATACAAAACACCACTAAGATATCCTGGTGGTAAGTCTAGAGCGTTGAGTAAACTGTTTCAGTTTATCCCTGATCTAAAAGACTATACAGAATTTCGTGAACCATTTCTAGGTGGTGGTTCTGTAGCAATAGAGATAGGTAAAAGGTATCCACACATAGACATATGGGTCAATGATCTATATGAACCACTGTATAATTTTTGGAAAGTATTGCAATCAGATGGTGATAAACTTAAAGATATATTGCTTCAACTTAAACAAAGACATCCAGATTTTGGTTCTGCTAAACAATTATTTCTAGATGCTAAAGATTACCTAGCAAAACCAGTAGGAAATAGTATTGATCGTGCTGTAGCATTCTATGTTGTAAACAAATGTTCGTTCAGTGGATTGACAGAGAGTAGTGCATTTTCTAAACAAGCATCAGAAAGTAATTTCTCAATCAATGGTATTGAAAAACTTCCAGAGTATTCTTTGATGATTAAGAAATGGAAAATAACTAATTTATCATATGAACATATGTTATCTGATGAAGAAGGAACTTACATATACTTAGATCCACCATATGAAATTAAATCTAATTTGTATGGTAGAAAAGGAGTTATGCATAAAGGATTTAATCATGATGAGTTTGCAACTATATGCGACAAGTCTATATCTCCTATCTTAATATCTTATAACTCATCACAGTTAATACGAGATAGGTTTGATGGGTGGACAGTTGCAGAATTCGCACATACTTACACAATGAGGTCTACAGGATGCTATAATAAAGAACAAGCATCCAGAAAAGAATTAGTATTAATGAATTATGAAGTGTGAAGTAACCCTATACAAAGCAGGAACTATCTTTAAAGAAGAAGTGATTGCTAGAGACTATCAAGACGCACGTCAAGTTGCTCTTGCTAGAAATCCTAACGCTAGAGTCGTAGGTGTCAATGCTAAGTAGAATATGGGAGATATGGAAGTATGCACTCGGATCATTCTCAGACGACAGAACAAAAGAATATGACAATTACGTGGTTGTGGTACGCACTGTTATATTCGTCAGCTATCTTATCACTAACTGCTTTATTATTAGCGGAGTAATCCGCCACTGGAACAATGTACCAACTGAAAGACTACCTATACAGCATCAATCAATCCAAGAGAAATATATTGGACGACGATCCTGATGCGCAGAAAAAGTATCCTCCTTACATTATTAATAGATGTCTGAGTTCCTTTACTGATACTATCTTGTATGCTAATGAGATGAATAAAAATTCTCATTTACCAAACAAGATGCAATATGACTTTTTCCTAAATAGTTTGAAGCC